CCCCTCGCGAGGGGTACCTACATAAACCACGCGGTGATTTTGTCGCGTGTTATATGTACGAGTCAAAATCACCCATGATAAGGAGATTATCGGGTGACGACTCGTTCTAGATTTTCCGGCACTGCTTATGCAGCAACCGGTGACCTACTCAAAAGGTGGACCACCGACGTCCCCACACCGCTTTACAAAGCGCGTGTTGCTTCTGGGGAGTTGATCTGCAATCCATTTGACTCCGTCGTATATCAGGCTGCTGGTCCGAAATTCACGAAAGTGGGTTTCAATGTTTTGAAACTACAGCCTCCGTGGCCGCCCTTAAACTTAGGGTTGGTTCAGGTCTCTACTTCGCGGCCAATGATTTCGGCTGCTGCGTACGGATCCATTTACGGAATACAGAACGGTGCACAAACTGCTGCACAAAAGTGTGGCATCGCTCCTCTAGTCTACGATGGCGAAGCATTCGCTGAGGCCCAAACAGGGTTATCTGCCGAGTTAAACACCGGCATCTCTTCGATACTCGTCACGTTAGCGGAACTTGGAAAGACTGCAACGATGATTGCTAAAGCAGTTACGTTGTTAAGAAACCCCATAATCAACGCGAAAAACAAATTGCGTTTGACCAGGGCACAGTTGCGCACTCCAGAAGGCCGTAAGGCCGCACTGGATATGGCTGAGGACGATTGGCTGGAAGGTCGATATGGTTGGCGACCGTTCATCTACGACACGATGTCTATAGTGGACGCTGCGCAAGCCAAGTATGGCGAGCGATTGACCGTTAAGACGCTAGTCGATAAACTATCTGGGGAAGCTACTGAGGCTAAGAATTACACCTCTACTGGCGTACCTCCTATGGTTATGGAGACGAAATGGAAAGTAGAATTTATACTTTCTTGTGGTCAGACGGCGGATTTCGATCTGAACTTTTCCCAGTTCGCAAGAACGTGGGGAGCGCTCGACGTGGTCGGTACTGCATGGGACCTAGTTAAGTTCTCATTCATAATCGATTGGTTCATAAACCTAGGCGACAGCCTAAAAGCCTTACAGGTATACCTCTTCATCGCCGAACGTATCGGATGGAATAAACTCCTTTCGGTTGCGAAGGTTGAGAGGAAATACACCCTTCCTGCCCTCGGAACATACGGAGATAGACAGGTCAACTTGCACCTGAACTCCAATGACCGAATTATTGAGCAGGTTAAGACAACACACCGAACCCCGGTTGACAGTTTCCTGCCTAACTTAGGCTTGAGTTTTAATGTTGACTGTGGTAAGGCACTTGACGCTCTGGCGATTTTACACAAACTCGTCAAAAGCAGATGACCCTAGGAGTTTTTCATGGCTACAATTACAGTGTCGGTTGACGCTGCGAACCATGTGTTCACAACTGATAGCGCCGTGTCGCAAGATGCAACACGCTATCTTTATCAAAATTCAACGATTATGGTTCCTCGGAACCTGTTGTTGAAGCGGGTTTATCCCAAGCGCACGAAGACTTATGTCGGGAATGCTCGGAATGAGCTGCGGTTATCCTTCATAGACGATGAGACCAAACAGGCTCTCTCCATTTTCCGTCTTGAGGTATCGCGTCAGGCCGATTTCGATGAGACGACTTACGCTCTTCAACGCAAGTTGATGGGCCAGTTGATCTTAGATACAGAATTGGACAGTTTCTTTGATGTCCTTTCTCTTCCGTAAGTTCGACGTTAAAGACCCCGTTCCATTGGGGTTGCGGCGTCTAGGCGCGTGGATCGCGATATTTTCTGCGATCCTTTTCGTTCTTTCCTTGGTCTTGACGACCTTAATTTATTGGAGTATACGCGATGCAACCTGCATCACAAGCTACCAACAAAGCTACCCGGATTTCGGGTATACCGGAAAGGAAGAAAATGTCATGGAACAAGCCGGAGGTAAAACTTCGGCTGGACGGAAATCACCTCGTTGAGATGTTTCAGTCGTTAGGAAAGAGCATCTTGCCCTTGGGTGGAGTCTATGACCTTCGTGTCGTAGAAGACATACCACTGGCATGTACTTTCCACAGTGAGAAGGCTGCTATAGCGCGGGATCAAGGTGATGTTGATACCTATTTCCGCCATGCGCAGTTGGCCGCATTGCTTAAGAAAGTTGAGTTTCCACTTTTTGAAGCTGCATGCGAGCAGAACGCCATGATTAAATGGCACGCAGCAGAGGCAGGTTGCAAGGAGATGAATGAGAAATTCGCGGAAATTCTAGCGAAACCTCACTCAAATTCACATCCTGAGCTCGCTGAGCTAGTCGTCGACATAAGAAGAGAGCTTGAAGCTCTTTTGGGCGGGAAACCGCCACCTTTTGGCGAAATTGCTCCTCATTGTGGTTACGGACCGGGGGCTGATAGTTCCCATGATCGGCGTGAAGGGCACGCAGCTTACAAGTTGCTTTGTCCCTCTCTCATGCCGGAAATGCTCCATTTGTTACCGGAGCTCATGGATCATTTTCCTGAGATGATGGCTTACGCGGGTAACCCCTTGCTAGCCATTACGCAGGAGAATAGACTAACTATTCCTCAGTTCGATCATGCTCGTCTCGAGTTCGTTCCGAAAAACGTGCAAGAACATCGCACGATCGAGATTATGCCTACACTCGCGACGTTTGTGGGTCAAGGTTATGATCATTACATCCGATCGAGATTAAAATCGGTTTGGGGTATTGATCTGCAAAACCAGCTGCCTAATCAGCATCTGGCCTTCCTTGGCTCCTTGCAGGACGGCGATGACTCACCAGTCACGCTTGACCTGTCAGCCGCTTCGGATCGGATATCAATCGGCCTTATAAGGCTGGTGTTGCCGATCGAGTGGAGTCGAGTCCTGTGGCCTTTAAGAGCACGCGATGTGCAATTGAAGGATGGAACTTTTCATACCCTCGAAAAGTTCTCTTCCATGGGGAACTCTCTCACATTCTCCTTGCAAACAGCGATTTATTCAGCTGTCGTGTTGCGCGCCTATAGGGCCGCCGGGTTGAAGTGGAAGCAATGGAGGGTGTATGGGGATGACATCATCGTCATAAAGAAAGCCGCTACCGCGGTAATTCGTGACCTTGAGCTATTAGGTTTTAAGCTCAACCTGGATAAGTCCTTTATCGAAGGGCCCTTTCGGGAGTCATGCGGTGCTGATTATCTCCTCGGAACTAATGTTCGTCCTTTCTACATCAAGAAGCCTATACGTACTGTCGGCGACGTGTATAAGTACGTCAACACGTTGCAGATGGTAATAGCGCGCGCGCCTATCCCGGCGCACTCATACAGAGGGTTATTTAACTACCTCTTAAGTCTTGTTCCAGAGCCATTCAGGCTAGTAGGTCCAAGCACGCTACCAATGTCGTCCTGTTTCTGGACGCCGTATGAGGTTGCTGCGAAAGTAATTCTAACGCAGCGGGAAGTGAAATTCAGGATGCCAGATTCTCTGGCTCTTAGGGTAACACTCCTTAATGGTGCAAGTGATTCAATGGTCGAAGAGAAACGGTTGGTTCGGCCTGTATTACGGAAAAACAAACCGTGGTACACGCCTTCGCAAACCGTGGAACTCCGCCAGCAGATTGCCTTCGAGAGGTTCGGTGTGCCCTATGGTTACACCGAGAACGGACACAGTGATGTGCCAACGGGCATTTTCACTTATCTCATGAGGCGGCCCGGGACACCGGGTCATGACCCCTTGGAAGGGGCCAAGCAACGGATGCTGATTCCGGTCTGGTAGCAAAACGCTGTGAGACAGGAAGTCGTCCGCTAGGGCCATAAAATGCCATGTACGGCATCGCTGCCGTTTGTGATGGATCATAACCAC